TAAATGCTGATAGCGGCGATCTATTAACTGCCGAATTTAATATATCCATACTAACGAGCTGGAGTTAAACCATGTCATACACAGATGAAGATATTGCCTTTTTAATTAAAATTGGGCAGATCACAGAAGCACCAGTAAAAGAAACAAAAACCAAAGCACCCGTAACCGAGCAGATCGAGGAATAAACAAATGGCCGTATATTTAAATAATACAGTCGTTGTAACTCTTAACTCAGTAGCACTTACTGATCATGTTACATCGGCAACAATTAACCGCGTGTTCGATGAACTCGAAGTAACTGCTATGGGCGACACAGCTCATAAGTTTGTTAAGGGTTTAGAGGCAAGCACAATCACTTTAGATTTCCTAAGCGACACAGCTGCAGCAAACGTAAATGCAACCCTGCAAGCTGCATGGGGTACAACAGTACCTATTACGCTAAAGCAGACAAGCGCAGCTACATCAGCTACTAACCCGCTATACAGCACTACAATCTTGGTAAATAACACAACCGATATTAACGGCGCAGTAGCAGACATTGCTACACAATCAATTACATTTACTTGTAATTCACCAATCGTAATTACAACTAGCTGATAAACAGAATAGGGGCTAACAAATGGCTAAGTTAAAGATCACAAAGGCTGATGGTTCATTATCTGAACACCAGATAACACCATCGATTGAATACGCGTTCGAGTTATATGCTAAAAAAGGTTTTCACAAAGCCTTTAGAGATGACGAGAAGCAGTCAGATGTTTACTGGTTGGCGTGGGAGTGTTTAAGAGCTGCAGGCGAAACCGTGCCAATGTTCGGTGCATCGTTCTTAGCAACACTTAAAAAGGTTGAGGTTCTGGATGATGACCCGGAACTATAGGGCGTGACTCGTTTACTTACTTGATCGCACGGATCAGTTTGGAAACGGGTATCGCGCCCAATGATTTACTAGCACTAGATAGCAGGATGTTTAAGACTTTATTGCAGGCGATGAAAGATCGAAATAAGGAGATGCAAGATGCCAGTAGCGGTAAAAGGCGGCATTGAACTTCGTAAAGCCCTTAGAAAATTTACGCCAGATCTAGCCAAAGAAACACAGAAAGAAATGTCTGCGTTGCTTAAACCAATTACAGCTAAAGCGCGTGGCTTTATTCCATCTGATGCACCGCTATCTGGGTGGGGTAAAGCATCCGTTGATGCTAGATGGTATTGGGATGGTCGAGCTGCTAAAAAAGGCGTAAGTTACAGAACAACGCCTAGCAAGCCTAATCGATCGGGTTTTGTATCTTTAGCCCGTATTCAAAATGCATCTAGGTCTGGCGCAATATATGAAACTGCAGGGCGTAAGAATCCTGGCGGAAACTTTAGCCCACGTTTACCATCTACTTTAGTTGGCAAAGGCAAAATGGCTGGCCGCGCAATCTTTCGCGCATGGTCAGAGGATAACGGCAAGACAAATGCAGCTGTTATTAAAGCTGTTGAATCATCTCGTGATAAATTTAAGTTGGCTGTGGGGAATAACTAATGGCCGTTGATCCATCAATAAGAGTAGATTTAGCCGTTGAATATAAAGGCAAAAAAGCTTTTGATCAAGCAGATAGTGCCACAAAAAAATTAACTAGTAATGTTAAAAAACTAGCTGGTGCTTTTGGTTTAGCTTTTAGCACTAGAGCCGTAGTCAATTTCTCTAAAGCATCTGTAAAAGCTTTTGCCGAGGATGATGCAGCCATAACAGTATTACGGCAAAACCTTAAAAACTTAGGCTTGGCTTACCAATCGGTAAATGCTGAAAACTTTATAGGCAAGTTAGAACAGCAGACAGGCATATTAGATGATGAACTAAGACCAGCCTATTCAAAATTATCAAAAATAACTTTATCAACTACTAAGACGCAGGAGTTAATGGCTTTAGCCGTTGATCTAGCCCGGTCTAATGGCTTGGAATTCTCAGCGGTCATTAACACTTTATCTCGCGCTTACGTTGGAAACTACAAAGGCTTAAAGCAATTAAACACAGGTTTAACTGATGCAGAACTAGCAACTAAAGATTTTGCTGAGATTCAAGCAATTCTTATCAAACAAAGCCAAGGTGCTGGTAAAGCCTATATTGAAACTTTTGCCGGATCTATTGATAAATTGGCTGTTGCATCCGCTAACGCTAAAGAAGTTATAGGAGAAGGCTTAGTAGATCTATTTGCAGACATGGCGGGTAATGGCGATATAGATGCTGCTACTGCTAACGTGAACAAGTTTGCTACAGCTGTTAGCGATTTGCTTAAAGATGTTAGCGAATACAACTTAGCCGACTTTGTAAGTGCCTTTGTAACTGGCAATATCACAGAAGGCACAGCCTCTAAATTAGTTAAAAGACCATCGGCGCGTAGATTCTTTACAGGCGGATCAGGCGTAGATAGTGATCTACTTGCTGCAAGAGCCGCCGCTAAAGCTGCCGCCGCTAAACTTGCAGCCGATAAGAAAGCTGCAGCTAATAAAATCAAAGCCGACAAACAAGCAGCTGCTAACAAAGCTAAACTTGATAAAGCCGCTGCTGTATTTGAACTACAAAAGATCCAGATAGCCGCTGCGCTAAAGGGCAAGATAAGCGAGGAAGAAAAAACTCGCTTACTACTTATGCAGGCTATTGAAGAAGGCAACGCAGATAAGGCTGAGGCACTAGCTAAGAAGTTAGAGGAGATCCAGGCAAAAAATGCCAAGATTGCTGCCGATCTTTTAGCAATCGGTGAGGCCAAAGATCCGTTTTCTACATGGGCAGGCAGTTTAACTTTAGCGTTAGAAGCCCTACGCAAACTAGGTGTAGGCATAACAAATTTGCCTGGTGCAATCCCCGGTGTTAATTTTAATCCTGCGCAAAATGCAGATCGTAATTACGATACAAAAGCTGCCGCTGCTGCCGCTGCTGCTGCCGCTGCTGCTGCCGCTGCCAAAGCCGCTGCAGACAAAGCTGCCGCAGACAAAGCTGCCGCCGAAACTGCAGCGATACTTGGCGGTGCTGCCGAAAAAGCCGCTGCAGAGAAAGCCGCTGCCGATGCTGCCGCAGCTAAACTTGCAAAAGATTCCGCCGCCGCAGCCGCCGCAGCTGCCGCTGCCGCTGCCTTAGCTGCAGCACCTACTAATACTGCCCTTGCAGGTGATGGCGTTACTAATAACCCTAGTCAAAACAGAGATCGTAATTATGATGCCAAGCGTGCCGCCGAAGCCGCCGCAGCTGCCGCAGCTGGTGCTTTAGCTGCAGCACCTACTAATACTTCCTCTGGTGCTGGTATAACTTTTAATCCTAGTCAAAGCAGAGATCGAAATGTTGATAGTGGAAACACACAAATTACTATAGTTATTGAAGGAAACGTATTAGATGGTGATGACTTTACTAATAAAGTAAACGATGCGTTATTAAATGCTAATAGGACAGGTTTGCCACGCACAGCTGCTGGATTCTTAGTGGATGCCGGCTAATGACAGTCCCAGTTATCAACGCGGTTATTAACTTTTCTACTGGCCCTAGTTTTGCACAAGCATTTATTATCGGCGAAGGCATACTAGGTACTAACGTACTGGCAGACTCAGCTGCAGTTATTGTAGATGTAAGCGATGTAGTAGATAGCGTAAGCATTAAGCGCGGCCGCAATCCGCAGGCAGATGAGTTCCAGACTGGCACGCTAACCCTGCGTATTGTGGATCAGTCAGGTGCGTTCAACAGCCAGAACCCGAGCAGCCCCTATTTTGGCCTATTAGATCCAATGCGTAAGGTATCTATATCGGCTACTTATGGCGGCACTACCTATCCAATGTTTTCAGGCTTTATTACTAGCTATACGACCACTACACCTAAGAACGCTACCGATGTAGTTTATACAACCATACAAGCCGTAGATGCCCTAAGACTGGCTCAAAATGCACAGATCAGCACAGTTACAGGTGCAACCGCTGGCGATCTAAGTGGCACAAGAATTGACCAGATCCTTGACCAGATTGCTTGGCCAGAATCTATGCGTGACGTAGATGCCGGGCTAACCACGCTGGCCAACGATCCTGGTAGTGCGCGTACATCCCTAGCCGCATTACAAACTGTTACCAATAGCGAGTACGGCGCGTTCTACGTTGATGCATCTGGATCTTTCGTATTTCAGGATCGATCAGTAACTACTGCCAGCATCGGCGGCACACCTACAGTATTTAACGATAACGGCACAGACATCGGTTATTACAACGCTGTATGGCGACTTGATGACACGCTTATATTCAACCAGGCAAACGTAAGCCGCACAGGTGGCACAGTCCAGAACGCTACTAACGCAGCTAGTGTCGAGAAGTATTTTGCCCATACTTACAATATTCAAAACTTACTAATGCAGACCGATGCCGTAGCCCTTGACTATGCCCGTGCCTACGTTGCAAGTAGAGCCGAAACTAGCGTTAGATGCGATGCGATCGAGCTAGACCTATACACAGACAATTACAACACAGGCATAATTGCAGCCCTAGATTTAGATTTCTTTGACCCGGTAACTATTACTACAAACCAACCAGGTGCATCTACCCTTACTAAGACCCTGCAAGTTTTCGGCGTGGCACATAACGTTACCCCGAATAAATGGCGCACTACCTTTACTACACTTGAACCCGTAATA